CGGGGCTTTTTCGTGTCCTAACATCCCGCGAAAATAATTCTTGCAATGGCGATATATTAGGGGCTTTTTATCCTAATGTCAGGAACCGCCCAAGAAATGCAGCCGATGACGAGGTCGTTTGATCTTGTTCATTCCTCAATCAATGAGGCCGAGCGCACGATTGAATTTAACTTCTCAAGCGAAACCGAGGAAGTTGTGCGCGACTTTGGCGGCGAGTTCGCCGTTGAAATCCTGAGTCACGCAGACGGGGATATTGATCTTCGCAGGCTTCAAAACAAAGCCGCGTTCCTGATGGATCATCAATCGGCAGACCAACGCGGGGTCGTCGAGTTTGCGGGAGTCTCTTCTAAAACCGGTCAAGCCAAGGTTCGCCTATCTAAATCCGTGCGCGGTGAAGAGCTTTGGCAGGACATGAAAGACGGAATCCGCACTAAAATCAGTGTCGGCTACAGTCTCATCTCCGCATCATACGCGGGCAAGCGGTCCGATGGCATGGCCAAATACCGCGTCAAGTGGAGGCCATTTGAGCTTTCTTCCGTATCTATCGCTGCCGACGATTCTGTCGGTGTTAGGGACGCTACTTCAATTTTCGGCCTTCGCGCCGCTCAACTATCAACTCAAATTATTATGGAAAAGCCCGAGGCTCAAACCGAAGAAGTCCGCGCAATTGCTCCGGCAGTCGCACCGGAGAAACCCGCCGCTGAGGTTGCGCCCGTCGCGACCCGCAGCGCCGAGCAAATCGAAAACGATAAGGTCATCGAAGCCGCCCGCCTTGAAAAGCGCGCCGCTGAAATCGCCCGTCTCGAAATCGACCGTCAAACCGAGATCCGCGACATGGGGACTGAGTTCGCCATTTCCTCCGAGGACATCAAGGACGCGGTCAAGCGAGGTGCAACGGTGGACGACTTCCGTGCGGCTATCGTGGAAAAGCTTCGCGCCGGATCCGCATCTTACACCATGCCAAAAGCAACCGCTGACATTCCAGACGCCGAGGTCGGCACCCGCGCTCACACTGAAAACGCATGGGGCAACGCCGCTAAGGCCGCTCTTGGCGCTCGCGGTGCCGGGCTTCAAATCCCGAGCCGCGTTCAGGTCATCAGCGAGGGCAGGAATTACCTCACCGGCAGCGGTGGCGTGGCCTTCCACCGCTCCATGGCCGGTTCGCTCACCCTTCTCGACGTTGCCAAAAGCGACCTCGGAATCGGTTATCCTGTCATCGAAGAGGCAATTCAGATGATCCCGGAAATCGGGATCTTCCCAACTGACACCATCATCGGCGATACCATTTCGCTTTCTGTTAGGACCACCAAAGGAACGGCGTCTTTCCGCAATGCCAACGAGGGCACCACCCCGCAAAAATCCGAGTTTGAAAGCCGCGTCTTCCAGACCGGTATCGTGAGCGAGTTTATCAACGTGGACATTCAGGGCGTTCTAAATGCCTCGCGTGACCCAGGCCGATTCCTCCTCAACCAGACCGTCGCTCGGACCAAAGACGTGCTTGAGCATGTCGCAGTCCAAAGCTGGTATGGCGGCACTGCCATGAGCGCTGACACGAAGGCACCTCCCGGGCTGCTCGCTCAGTCCTCGATTGCCGCAACGCACGTCCTCGACGCGACCGGCTCGACCGCGAAAACGTCCGTCTGGATCCTTGAGCTTGGACAGTATTCGCTCGATCACGTTTACGGCAACGACTCGACATTCAGTTTCTCCGACTGGATCGAAGTCACCCATCAAGACGCTGCCGGTAAAAGCCTCCGCGTTCTTCAAAACTGGATCGAGGGCCGGATCACCCCGCGCCTCGCGAACAAAAACGCGGCCATCCGCGTCAAGAACATCGGCACCGACAGCGGCAAGGGATTGACTGACATCCTGCTCGCTCAGGCGTTCCAGAAAGCCCGTGAACTCGGCATGAACCCTAACGCTATCTTCATGACTCCACGGAGCCAGTCGCAGCTACAGGTTTCGCGCACGACCTACAATCCAACCGGTGCGCCTTCGCCGCTGCCCCAAGAATATTTCGGCGTGCCGATCTATTCGACCATCAACCTGTCCAACGCAGAAACCGTCTAATCCTAACCGGACAACATTATGAGCACTAACATCGTAAATCGCCGTAACGCCGCCGACGCGCTACTGACTGTAACCAAGGCACTTCCTGCCGCCGCCGCCGCCGCTACCTCCGACGCCATCGAAATCGGTGGCAAGGGGCCGCATCGGGAGTCGCTGAATCTCCGGGTTTCGTGGCCAATCAACAGCGTTCTGGTCGCGACTAAAACCCTGATCATCACGCTTCAAAGCAGCGCGTCTTCAACCCTTGCTGACGCGACCGCGCCTGGTTCGACTTATACCATCACCGGCGATACTGGCTTTGCAGCCGGTTACGTCGATTTTGAGCTTGGTCAGAATGTGGACGCATTCACCGGGTTTAAAGCCGCTGTCGAAACTGGGGGCGGTAGCAATATCGCCACCATCCTCACCGGCGAAATCATCAAATGATCGAATCTCTGCCATCCGTTCCGCTCAAGGGTGCATCGCCGTTTCGTTCCGGTGATGCACCTGAGGGGCATCGCGTGACGATGATTAAGCGCATCCTAGCGATAATCGAATCCGTTTCCCATGACAAGGATGCGGTCGCGGCAATCGTCGAAGATGAACGGCCCAATCTTAAATACTTCCTCACCGAAGGCCACAAAAGCGGCATCGAGGATAAAATCAAATCACTGATCGGTAAATGAGCTACGCGAGAAACGACCAAGTCTCCGCAGTTTCTGACCTGATCGCCATGGACGGCGAGGTAATTAACATCGGGGGCCGGAACTACCGGGCGCATATCGAGGTCGGGGCGAACACGATGGAGGCGTCCGAATTTGGCCTACACAGCCGGGACGAAACAATCCTAGCAACAATTATCAATCGAGGTGACCCGCCGAGGGAAACCGAATCGGCGATGAGGGGCGGCAAGAAATACCGCGTTTCATCAATCGACAAATCAGGGGAGAAAATCCTCACACTCACATTAACGAATGACTAGCACCAAGCCAGACCTTTCAACTCGAGTTGAGGATTCAATTCTTGCGGTTTTGCGTGACGCCTTCCCCGGCGTGCGGGTGGCGTCTTATAGTGATTCTGCCGATGATGAGTTCGTATCCATCGGGGTTCGCGCGGAGTCGGGCGCTGAAAATCCTATCGGAACCAATATTTTCGACGTGAGCATTGAGGTTCAATGCAAAAACCTATCCGGCATTCAGCTTCAACTTATGAGCGCCATGATCGGCACCGCTCACGCGGCTAAAGAAACCATTGAGGCCAACGCGGGCAGGTCATTCGTTATGCCGCGCGGTCAAGCCGTCGAAGTCCTAGGGGCAACTCGCATCGTCGAAGATGAAAACTCCCGGGTCGTAACACAATCCCTTTCAGCATCAATCCAACCGCTCTAACATCATGCCAACTCCAACCTACGTATCTGCCGCAGACTATCAAAAAGGCGTCGCCGCCGTTGAAACCGGAATCAATATTCAAGGTTTTGAGCAGAGCTGGTCTAATGAGAGAGTGAACATTGAAAACAAAGCGGGGTCACCAACGGGCTTTGTTCACAACTTCCTGATCTCCAGCTCTTGCACGATCACCGGCGAGGTGAATACCGCAGCCCTTAACGGCGTTCTTGGCGTTGCTCAGGGTGTTGCGGAAACTATAGCAAACGGCATTGATGGCTACGGAGTCGCCGCCGGGGGCTGGTATATGAATGAGATTTCAATCAGCCAGGATCGGGGATCGCTTGCCACAGCATCCGTATCGTTTGAGAAATTTCCTGACATTGCCTAAAAATGCAAGTCACCCTAATTCCGACGCATTGCCCGCGCTTTGTCGCGGCGTGCGCCGTTTGTGGAATCGAATTAGCCGAGGGAACTCCCGGCATTTCCAACACGTATTCCAAGCTCAAAAAATACGACCCAAGGGAACCGGGCGATATCCATTTTTATCTCAGCGACGGGCAGGGCGTCAACCCGCTAGCAATCGCCAAAGTATGGGCAGCGCCTGACGCCGAGCTGGCCGACGCCGCGACAATCAAATCCCGCCTCGTTGCGTGCAAGAGTCTCGACGAATGGGCGAAAATCGCGGATGACATTGAAATCTTGCACCTTACCGGAGCAGTGGCGACCATTCGCCATTTTGAGCAGGGCAAGTTTCCAATCGGATCTAAAAGCGTCTCTGACGGCGAAGAGAGGGCCGCGCAGATAATGTCAGACTTCGCGGGGCTTATGCGATCCGCCAAGTCTCGCAACGGGGCAAAGTTTGCGGCCGCATTCGACGCCAACTGGACGCCATCAATGTTTGCGTGGGTAAAGGCATGGGTAGCGCAATATCTTGAGCTTAAAGACTCTTGGAAAATCGCGAGTAAGGCAATCAAAATTGATCGGGATGACCGATTCCCTCTAATCATTCCGCATGGCAAAAACTTTCATAAACTACTAAAAAAATGGACATGAACGAAACACTGACAATCGAAGACATTGAGCGCGAGGCAGACCCTGACATGGCCGCAATGCGAGCCATGGAGTTTACATTTAGGGGTAAAACTCTGAGCCCTGTAACGAAGTTGACCTCAAACGCAGCAAGGCTAATGAGGGCGTTCCCGTTTGGGTTTGAAATGGAGTTTGCGGGCGGAGAACAGGTCATTGCGACAGGCAACGATTTTCTAGACCGCAGCGCAATCAAAGTAATGTGGCTCTTGTCAGGCGACGCGACACGGGCACGGCGGGCCGCGCTTAATCCTGATAAAGCGTTCGGCGAGGCTTTTGACTGGTGGATTGAAACTGAATGCGGAACCGATGAATACGAAGAAGCCTTCGCGGTCATCATGCAAATCAAGGCCGATATTGACGGGCTGGAAGCTACGGTCGATTCTCACGGCGGATCCGCGAACAGCGATACGCTGGGGGAGTGATCGGCTCGGATGCGGATTATGTTTCCACTGTAGCATCTGAGCTTCCCGGTATGCCGTGGGAATATTACGTTGCAGTCCTCCCGCTTGTGATCGGGATGCAGCTGCGGAACATCTCGCTGGCGAAGATTCCAAGGGTCGAACTTGTCACACCAGGGAGATCCGCGAAGGCAAGGGCGCGCGAGATTCTAGGCGATTTTGCCGAGGATTGGGAGTAATGTTAGACCATGGCCAACGACTCAGTGAGAATTAGAGTGGACACCGGCGAGCTTGAACGGGCGCTGCGGGATTACATGGCCTACACGAGCAAGACGCTACCCGAGGCGGTCGAGAAGATTGCGATCGACGTAGACTATCAGGCATACAGGCTTTGCAAGCGAACTATCTGGAATCCGACTAAATGGAGTGAGTTTGACGGCGGGCAAGGCGTAGACCGCGCATTTTTCCACGCACTCGCGACAGGAAAAACAAAGTTTGGAGTTACTAAATTCGGGGCGGCAGTAAAGGGCCAAGGCAACGAGAAGATTGCCAAAAAGATATTTGACGCGAGAACAAGGGCAACAAACTACTCGGCGACTATATTTTTAAAGTTGGCGTTCGACCTCGGCGCTAAAATCAGATCAAGGGCAAGGGCATCGAAGATTAAACACGCCAAGGCCAAGCGGGCGCACCGAAAATTTCACCCTGCCGTTATACTCACCGTCGAGGGGCTGGAAAAAAAGCACGTTGATGAAATCATTCAACCCGCTATGCAGGGCGGAATCAATGCCGTCGCCAAGGACAAGCGCGAATACATCAACCGCAAGATTGCGGAGGGCGCGAGGAGGCACTCGGGGCG